TGTGGACCCAGAGGTCAGGGTGAAATACATCACGACCTGCCTCTGTGCCCATTAGCTGGAGTGCTAATCTTGGTGAAAATTCTTTGCCGAGTTTCTTAGACCACCATGCATCTGGTTGTTCACGCCACTCTCTTGATTCAGTTGTATCGCCTTCAAGTAATGCACGATCCCAACCGAAGATTGTAGCACAGGCATCTTTGACGCTGCTTGCAAAACTCTCTTTGAAGAAACCATGACGGTCTACTAAAATATCGGCAGTGCTACCTTTACCGCTGCCGATAAATCCGACAAGTCCCACTATCATAACAAAGTTCCTCTTTTTTAGAGAGTTCCCACATAATTAGCTACTGCGGGCATATCACCAGTAAATGCATAAGTACCGATGTGGTGAGTGCGCATCCATGGGCAGAGCCAAACTTTACCACCGATTCTACGCCACCATTGACAGAACATATAATCTTCAGACAAGTAACGATCAGACCCGAATCCACCGTTTTCCTTACTGTCAATTACTGTATCAAAGTATGCATGGATATAACGTGAACCATCAAAGTTGGCTTGACCAACATGATCTGGTTTGTAGCGAAGTTGTGGATAGGCATCCTTGAACTTATCAAATACTTCGCGCTTGATCATCATAAATCCAGTTCCAATCTCAAGAACTTCAATTGGTTCAGCAACAGAAAACTTTTCGGTTCCTGGCGCTGGATTGAAAACAAAGTCACCAGCTACCTTTTCCATTTCACTGACTGGAAGATCTTGGTGTCTCTTTACTGCTTCTTTGACTGAACTCCATTTAATGGATTTCTTTGGATATGGTCCACCAACAATCTCTTTGTCAAGAGCCATCAATGCAACTACATCGCGCGGATCAAAATGAATGTCTGCGTCAATGAAGAGCATATGAGTAAATCCTTCAGCACGAAGGAATTCGTCTACAAGATAATTGCGAGCACGAGTGATAAGTGACTCATTGAAGATAAACGAATATCGAACTTCAATTCCATATTGAGAACAGATTGCTTGCAAGTCAAGACAAGACTTTACAAACATACCATGAGCCATACCACCATACATTGGAGTTGCAACAAAGAGTTTATTTTTGCGCAAATCCTCAACTTTTACTTCTAATTGCATAATTATTCACTCCAGCTATAGAATTTTTTAATTGTATCAATAATCTTACTTTGATCATCGAGATTTTCGTTGACCATAGTATCTATATAGTCCATCAACGTCAGCGATCCCATGATATTCGAGATTTTTGTTTTACGAGAATTTTTGAATTTGTCATCTTGATCGTCTTTACGATCAATGTGTCTTTGATCCAGTGTACTATCTTTTACGCGAAGAATTAGGATCTTGAATGTGGTGGGAAATGTTTCTGCAAGTTTATCTAATAACTTTGCATTGAATAGACGATCACCCTCAAAAATCACATTTACATTACCGTTTTCCCAAAGATCTGCAAAAAACTTCTCCGCGTCTGGTTGAACTGCCATTGACAGACGATCAGTACCTTGAAACACATTACCATCGTTTGCATATTTACCAAGAATGTAAAGGTTGAGTTTCTTTGAATACATAGCATCCAAAAGTTTTTTCGGCTTTACGATTTCCCAATCATCAGCCATTGAAATCAATTGAAACATCAATGTCGTTTTGCCAGTGGCGGGTTCACCGCCCATTGCAATGATTTTTACCATATCGCCTCCAATCCAACTTTAACTGGTTCTTCGTCTTCGAACATCCAGTCTAGCTTTTCTATTCTACCTGATTCTAAGAAAGAAGTAAACTTTTCTGGCTTAATATTTTGTCGTTGAGCAAGGGTGAGTTCGAGAGTTTCGTTTCTTGCTTGCCACAAAACATTCCATTGAATACCATTCCATCCATCACCTTCAGCTTGTTCAATTTCTTCTGATTGGCGATCCAAATAATAGCCAAGATATCTTCCATGATGCGCACGAAAGATTTTCTTGAATGAACAAAGGCAAGTTTCCATCGTGAAGAAATCAATTTGATCTCGCAATTCTGGAAACCGATCTTTCATCTCCGAAATAATTTCACTTGCCCGAGACTCAAGAGAGCTATACTCTCCAGCAGTGAGTCTTCGATCCATGTTGTCATCTTCGCCGAGGGCATAATGCAAACCATTACGGTGTGAACGGGAACCAGAAAAGTCATCCAGCATAAGAGAAGTAGGCTGAATGTGAATAGCAGCAGTATGGCGCAAGTGCTGAAGATAAAACCAAGTGGAATAACGACCGAACTTATAAAGAGAGTTTTTAATAGCATTCCATAGATTGTCAAAAGTCTGCTTTTCGTTGTCTCCATAATACCTCTCCAGCACTTCACGTTGAGTTTTCTTGCCAATAAATTTTTGATAAGACTCAAACATGGCTGGCAAGTGACCTTTGTTCCACTTTGTGTCTACCTGATAACGAAGTCGTTTGTAGTTCTCGCTATTCCACCAAGTGATGCGAGAGACTGTTGCGAGTTCATAATCAGGGAATTCGTTTTTCAATACCCAAGCAGTTGGCAATTGATAAGTGTTGCCGTAGAGCCATGCAAGCCACAGACGTTCTTCGTCATTGTGCTCATAGCGTTTATGGAGATAGTTGGTCATCCATACCGCTGGATCGCAGTCGCCATATTTCAGCGACCACGCATACCAGCGGATGAATGACTCTCGCCTCTCGTTATTTGTTAAATGCAGGGAGGACATCAACAGTAACATCAAGTTGCATAAATTCAATCATACTTCGAAGTTTATCAATATGCTTGTTTTGATCTTCAATAGCCAATTCATTTTTACTTTTGAAGTATAGAACAATCGCACCTTTCTTCTTTTTCATATTGTACATTCGGTGAACAATATATCCAAGAGCAACAGCATGTTCTGCTTTCGAAGCAGTTGCATGAATCGCTGCAGTGCCTTTCAACTCATACTTCTTCACTTTGTAGTTGTTCAAGAAATTATCATCATAAGCAATCAAATTATCTTGATACTTCAAAGCATTTTGCTGAGTGGCAAAGTCATTCAGAATAGAACGAAAAATCCCATTTAGTTTCTTTTTGTCTTCAGTGATCAAAGAGAAACGTTCATAGATCAACTCACGAGCACTTTCGACTTGGAGTGGGTCAGAGAGATCAAACCCTTCGCTCACTAGGAAGTTATTGATATTTCTCTTGATGTCAGCGTCTGTATTGGTCTTACGGACAATAAAATCTTCTTTATTCTCCAAGAGACCGAACAAATCGTAATTAGCGTCACGAGTTTTTTCATCAGCACCAAACTCAGTTTCATTTATATAGACAACAGGGATTTCTTTGTGAGCAGTTTTTGAGACTGCTTCAAGACGATTGTTGCCGTTTAAAACGGTGTGCACAATTCGATTGTTTTGATTAGAAACAACGACAACAACAGGATCTTTCATTAACCAATCCCATGCATCTTTGGGATTTTGATCAAATCGAGATTTAATCTTACGAACGTGATTCACATCAATTTGTTCAACGCGAATTTGATTTCTTTTATATCTGTGTACAGTTTTGACAGGCTCAAGAACGACTTTGTATTGACCTGATTTTATCGCTTCATGAATTGCCGTTACTGTGGCTTTGTCTTGAACAAAACGATCAGTAGGCACAATCCCATTTGAACGACCTTCAATCCAGTCAACAACTGTTTGTTTATGTTCTTCAGTTAATAATGATTCATCAATGCAGTGAGCATTATTTGATTTATTATAGAACATATTTTTGTTCCAAGACATACCATAATCAAGACCAAACCACTCAAGTGTTTGAGCGATATCATCTTCCAGCGCGCTGCCTTCGAACAATAAAGACTTTTCAAGTTTACCCTTGTAAAAGTCATCCCAGAACTGGGCACTAGAGATTGAAGAAATATAATCTAACTTGTCGGTTTTTGGGGATTTATAACCAATGTTCATCATCCCATTTTCAATGTTACGAAAACCATAAACATAACAAACTTTACTAGTTAACATATCAAACTCCTTCGGCAAATAACATTATGCCATATTAAGGTTAAATTGTCACCACTATTAGCGACAGATATATTATAGACTATTTCCTCCCAAGAGTAAACAGCAATTTTAATAAACTTGCACACATCCACCCTTTCCCTTCTTATACACTGCAGCATGTATCACAGGATCGGTGAGATCGTAAATTCCATCGGCGAAATTCTTGCCATTAATCTTGAACATACTCAGGGAGCATCCGCTTTTCTGTTTTCCCAAGAATTTGAAACCCATGGATTCATAGAACACGACTGCATCAGGCTCTGCTGAAACGCGATAGTAACTGGTCCCAAGACCTTGTGCTCGATCTAGGGAATCCTGAGTGAGTAATCTTGCGACGCCTTTGCGTCGATGTTTCGCGAAAGTATGAAGCAATTGTAGATTGAATGTATATGGAATTCGCTTAGATCGTGTCGTGATGATCGCTCCTGCTAACTCTCCGCCCTCCCAACATCCAATACAATACTGCCATTGATTTTGCATGTCTGCTTTCGCCACGAAAGTCTTGGCAAAAGAGTCTGCTTTGTTCTCAGTTATATGCGCGACAAATTCATCGCGACTAGTCTCACGCAGCATCATGGAATTCGCGCTTCTTTTCTCCACGTTCTTTTGGATATTTGCTTTGAACCCAT